ATTGTCTAAAATACGCTCGATAAGTACGAGTACAATGACAAGTATTACGAGATATTCCATACAACCGCCCCCTTTCAGGGGCAAGACTTAACCGCCTACCGTTGCACGACTGCGCCCGCCCCCTTATGGGGGGTTTTTTTATTATATCATAGCGCGTTGTCCAGTGTCAATTTATAAGGTTTTTTGCAAACGAAACAGAAATTACCCATCAAACTGCGCCCAAAACGCTTCTACTGCCTCTTTTTCTTCATCAGAAAGCGCAGGCGCGGGGGTCAGATTCCGCTTCAACCGTTCATAATCATGCTTTTGCTTGCCCTTCATTTTGCTGGTATCAGTACCCCGTATCTGTATGGCATGCGATAGTGCGCTGCTTTCATCAAGGCTTTCCATCAACGCCACAAACTCAAACCAGTGCAGTTTGGTTTTATGCAATTCGATTCCAAACGTTTGTCGGAACGACGAATACAGCCGCGCTGCGTCAAAATCGAACCACATAAGGCGCTTGCCGCCGCTTTCCATCTCCTTTTCCTCTCCGCAGCGCATGAACCATGTCATGCCGGCAAGCGCAGTTTCAAGCGGAGGCATGCTTTTCCCATAGAGGAGGCACAACGCAACCCATATCCGATCTTCTTCTGATAGATTGGGATCATCCAGAACGAGGGATATCTGGATGCCGATACGGTAATCCGTCCGGATCAGATATCCCTCATAATCCTCTGGAAGCCGGTCAAGCAGCATGTTATACACTGCCGACACGCTCCGCGCTGTACTTGTTCATATTAGCGACGCGCTTGTTGGTATGCTCCTCAATAAATGGCAGCAGCTTGGTAAACAGTTCAATGAACATATCAGAGGACGGGAGAACATCACCAAACACCTTTTTACAGGTATCTTCCCCGATCAGCGCATCCGTCTTATCGCGTACTTCCTCATCAAACTTTACAACGTCGTCAATTGTTTCTGCAATATCGGCTTTCTTAGCTGAAATCGCCTCTGCCTGCGTTTTGATATCGTTCAAAAGACCATAAAAGCCTTTTACAAAGCTGTCGTCAGACAGCGGCAGGCGGATCGTATCGCCTGCGTCGTTTACCTCGATCACCTTAACGCCATTATTAATTCTGATGCTGTCCATTTATTACACCCCTACTCCATCAGCCGTAAATGTCGGTTTGCCAGTCGTAATTTTTACCGTCCCTGGGATCGGGTCGCCTACATAGTTAAGCGTGAACTCCAAGGTCGGTGTCTCACCGCCCGCGCCGCCATAGGTATCGACCTGTACGGAAACCTCCTGTACTTCTGCCTTGTATGTGATATCAGGGCTTTCCCCTGTAGAATCCCACATATCAATATTGAGCAGCCAGGAATGCGAACTTCCGAGAGTGGCACGGCTTCTCCGCTTCTGGTTCACATACTCAAACACCTCGTCGCCCTTCGTACATTGCTGGGATACGCTCATGGTGGGCTGGTAGCCCGTGATCTCCGTTGTGGCCGATTCCGAGATAATGTCCTGCTCAGTCTCGGTCTGTGCGCCATAGTCAGTTGATGCCTCGGTAACGTTTTTGCCAAGGCGCGCCCATGTTGCCGCCGAATATTCTCCAAACGTCTCTCCAACATCAAGAAAATGCGCAATCAGCGGTCTTTTAATTTTTTCTGTTACTGCCATATTAACCTCCTACTTCATATTCCATTGTCATCAGGATTTGATAATCTTCTACGTTGTCATCATGCCTTATAAGCAGGCTCGCGGAAGATGTGCGCTGCACGGTGGTGACGTTTTTCTCATCGCCCAAGTCCGGCCAATTCTCCTCTGCCCATTCGCCAAGTTTATTCAATTCGCTTTCCGCGTCTAACCGTTCTTCGCTATCTGTGGGCAGGGACCTGTACAGTATCCCGAATTGGTATTGCGCCTCATAGCTTCCATCGATATACTGTGCTGTCTTATACGCCCCTTGGATGGTCGTCAAGCTCAACCCTGACCTTTCCGGCGGGAGATATTCAAACTCGATAGTAGGGCTATGCTTTTTCAGCCACAAAAGAACGGCGCGCGATATGCTCTCCTGTTCGCGTGCCGTTACATAGCTTATCTTTTTACTTGTCGGCAAGGATTTTCTTCACCCCCTGCTCCCACTTCTCTTCGTTCACGGCTTTGCTTACTTCAAACCAGTGTGAGGTCGCTTGTGGATGCATTGACTTATTAAATATTAAGTTCTTATCTGTCAGTGTTT